ATGCAAAGAATTTGTCTGCATGGTATATACTAAACTCATCTTCCAGTTCTTCTATTTCATATTTGTATCCACGTTCATCACAAAACGATTTAAGATACTCCAACAGGCCCAAATAGATTTGACTGGTGTTTAGATTAAACAACCGTATTTTACCATCCCAGATGCGATTCCTGAACGCTGGAACGAATTGGTAACCTGGTACATAAAATGTAAAGTATTCGGATAGTTCCATTGCCACGTGCCTTTCACATTGCACCTTGGCGTATACCTCATTTTTCTTTGTTACTAAAATGTCTGTATTCAATTTCTTCAATCACTAATGTTAAAATAGGTCTGTATTTTTGTTCAACCCAATGTTTGGCTGCCCATTCCAAATAATCTACTGGTACATCTTTGAAATAAAAACCTTTATACTTGCCAAGAGGCATCTTGGTATTTTGCCTATCTTTATGTTGTCTGCGAACTATTTTTCGTCGGTTCTTAATTGTTTTACTGTCCATTTACAAACTTCTCCCATGATATAAAATCTCGCAACTGCCAAGTTCTTTGTTTAAGTTCTTGCATAATGGATTCAATTACCGATACACATTCTTCATGGTAGATTTTTTTCTCCAAGAGTTTGATTAGGTCTTTATCTGCTTCCATGTATGTGGAGATATCAGATTTCAATACAAATTGGAACGGTTCCCAACCGTGTTCTTCCAATTCTTCTTGTGATAATTTGCCAGTAAAGTATTCCGTTTTAATTTTCTTCATACGGAAATAATCAAATTGAGCCTTCTTCACCGCAATTTTATGTTTGGTAAGAATACCCAGATATTTACTGTGTAGTGTGGGAATTTTAATTAATTCTTTTGATGGTTCAGTTTGGTCAATGACCGCATCGTTTTCCCAAAATTTTAAAATCTGTTCGAGTGTTTCCATTTTATATTCAAAAAACAAATAATGTACATTATATCATAAAATTATAATCAAGTCAAATATTTGTATGACTGATATCTAAATGTGGCTGTGCAGGTTATTATAGTATCGGCAGACAATTTGGTATCAAATTTGATATCACCCATTGTCAAAGGGAAAACGTTACTGTATTGTATACGAATGATTGGATTGTTCAACGCACTTAATACAGTCAAAGTGGCATCGGAGAATTTTTTGTTTTGTTGCAACTCTCTGGAGTGATCTCGTTGTTCGAAACCATCTGGATCAGCAATAGATGTAAACCAATTGTACATGTCTTTCCATGATTGCAAATCTTCATTCACAACAAACGTTACATCAAGCGGATCATATTTCAACTTGGTACCTGGTGAATACATGTCCAAGAAAGGAGTGGCACGATCAACTTCACCCAAAGTTACGCCTGGTATATTAACTTCTTGGCAAAAATATTGCGTTGCCGGAATTCTTGCAAATGTTAACAAGAATTTTGTAGGCTGTAATGGATTTGTATTCTCAGGTGTTCTCGTTAAAACAGTCATGTTATCTCCTTATAAGGTATTTAGGAGGCAAAAAAAGGGGTGCCGAAGCACCCCTTGTAAGTACCACTCTTTGGTGGTTTCGTAAATTACATCAAGTTTTGAACTGCGAAAATACGATAGTACTTGTTAGCACGTGCGTTCAACACACCCATGCCAACGTTTGTGCCTTCAGCAAATGGGTTTGCAACCATGCCGTAACGAGTCTTGAATCCAATTTTTGGTTGGAATGTGAACTGGTCAACTGCACGAACCATTTGTAGAGGAACGTATGGGCAATAGAATAGACCTGCATCATAAGGAGAAGAACCCTTATAACCGATTGTAACCAATTCTTGATTGCTTGTGTAACCACCGAAATATGGATCGATGTAAACCTTGATACGACCGTGCAACAAACCGGCAAATGTATTGCCTGTATCGTCAACTTGTAGGTCAGCGCTTAGAGCAGGTGTATACTGAAGAACACCAGCCATAGCCATAGCAGAAGCAACGTCAGATGATACGATCATCACGTTACCTTTACCACGACGAGTTTGCTTAGCGATAACGTTAGCATCACGTTCGATTTGGAAAATCAAACCTTTGAAACGTTCAACAGACCAACGACCGTTTGAGTCTGTGTCTAGGTCAAATGTACCAGCGTTTGTTGTACCATACTGAGCACCTGGAACGGCAACTGTATAGATTGTACGGATAACTTCACGGTTGATTTCTGCTAGAATTTCTGTAGACAGAATGTTTGACAATTCTGTTTCAGCATCAAGACCATGAATTGCTTTCAAGTCTTGTGCTAGTTCTAGAGAGTACTCAGCCTTCAAAGCACGGCTACGAGCAGTAACAGTAACTTTTTCGATTGAGAATGCCATTTGTTGGAATGGAGTCTCAGCGGTAGCACCCAATGCTTCAGCAGTAGCTGTAGACATACCAACACCAGTTGTGAAAGCGTTAGCTGTCAAAGATGCAACTGGGTTTGTTGATGTGTCACCCAATGCAGCGTTAGCAAAACCGAATGGGTTGATGCTTGAACGTGTACCGGTGAAGATTGTGTTTGCTTCGTTGAAGAATGCTTCGTTACCGTCGTTTGAACCGGCAGTACCTTGTGCATTGTACTTAGCACGCATTGCGAAAATCAAACCTGTTGGGCCTGTCATTGGCTGAACGCCAGCAACATCATAAGCAATCAAGTTTGGAAGAGCACGGCGAACCAAACTGATTAAGATTGGGTCGAAATTCTGGATACCACCGCCTGTAACGTTGGTAGGAGCAGAAACGCCTGGCGCTGTTTCGTTCAATTGTTGAGCGGCAGAAGCCATTTCACGCTGTTGGTTTTCTAGGATAACAGCAGTAACGGCCTTCTTGTATGGATCTTTAATGGCTTCTAGTTCTGGATGTTCCAAAACTGGTTGCCATTTATTTTGTAGTTCTTCAGATAGAAACATTTAAAATTCTCCTTGTTAGTTTCTAGTTTCGGTAAGTTTTATTTATTTTACCGATGTTTTTGAGATTGCGGAAGCGATAGCAGCGATTGTTGGGTCAGAAGAAACAACAGGTTTCTTTTCATCTTCAACAATAACTTCTTCGTTAAGCGCAGAAGTAGAAGCAGGTTTTACTGACTCTGTAAAGTATGATGCTCTTAGAGTAACAAGTTTATCTGCATATTCTTCGTCTGTGGTAAACTCCACACTCTCTGCGAGTGATTTCATTTTTTCCACCTGAGTCTGCGTTAGGCCTTCACATACTGCATGTATAGCCTCGATTTTTTTGTGTTCGTTTAATTCTTTGCGTAGTTCAACGGCTGATTGAATTTGTTCGTTCAATTCGTTTTCCAAATCTTCAACTTTGGTTGTTAGTTCTTCAACAACATCAACTTTTTCTTCTGGAATATCGATGTAATGTTCCATGAACAAGTTCTTCAAACCGTCAATGAATTCTTCAACGATTTCAGCACGTAGACCTTTTTCGATTGCCAATTGGTTGTCTTTGACCCATTCTTCGGCCATGTAACCAATGTAATCATCCAACTTTTGTGCCAATTCGTTTTTAACTTCTTCAACAGCCAATTCGAATTCTTCTACCATTGCTTCTTCGATTTCTTCTACCAAAGATTGTGTACGTGCAACAACGGCTGCTTCGAAAATGGTGGTTGCTTTTTCTTTGAAATCTTCAGAAAGATTTTCGCCGGATAGAAGTGCATCAACGTCAGACTGCATTTCTTCCTTCATTTTTTCTTTCTTCATCATTTTCTTGATCATGGCTTTATCTTCTTTTTCGTCCTCATGACCTTCTTTTTCTTCTTTTTCCTCAGCAACAACTTCTTCTTCTGCTTCTGCTTCGGTTTCTTCAGCATAAGATTGGAATGTTGCACCAGGATTTGGGCTCATTGTTTGTTTTGCCAATTTAGCCTTGATACGATCACGGATGTTTTCGTATGATGTAGGTTCTTCTTGAGACACAGCGTGCTCAGCACCTTGTGTTTCTTGTGGTTGACCAGACAACTTGTGAGCTGGTTCGGAACCAACTGGTGGTGTTGCGCCAGGTGGTGTTGCAGTTGGAACACCTTTGGTATAATCACCGCCTTTATCGTCTTTTTTGTCAACGACACCAGCAACTTCACCAGCATCTTTCATGCCATAAGCAACAGATGTAGGTAGTTTTGTGCCGGCTTCTTTATGGCCACGAGCAACTGAAGCTTCAAAATTTTCTTTTGCGCCTTCATTCATCAGAACTGCTTTAGCGGCATCAGCTAGATTTTTATTTCCCATGTTGAGAATCTCCTTGATTTTTATATTGGATATTTATAATTAAAGTTTTTTGATGAAGTTTTCGAATATTTGTAAACTTACTTTTTCAATATCTTTACGAGAAGCCTCTTTGATAATTTTTTTGGCTTTCTCTAATTGAACTTCAGTCCAAATGCCGTCAACCAGCATCCATTCCTTACCTTCCATAATGCCTTGAACAAAAGCTCCAGGCGCAGAAGGATCGGCTACTATATCTGCCGCTGTGGCCAGATGAAAATCGTCTTGCACAATGTTAATACCATTCACACTTTTAAGAGATCCCATACCTCTAGATGATACGCCAAGCTGGCCACCACCTTCGATAAGGTTTCTTGCAATGTTACCCATAGGTGTGTCAAGAATTTTTGCTTTGCCTATCCA